AGGTTACTAAAATTATTTATATTTTCCAATTGATAACAATGTCCTCAGCTGTCACCTTAACCTTGTTTATAAGCCTTCTAACAAGCACCTTTTGATTTTCGTAGTCCATTGAAAAGACTTTCTCAGCGTTTAGCAGTTTCCTCATATCAGCCTTTCTTTTGTTCTTCCTGAGTGCTGGATCGTTTTCTAGTTCAGTTTCAAGAGTCCCCCTCATGCTTATAAATTCGGCTGACTTGCTCTGTAATTCCTCCAGCGTGATACGGTCGTCTATGTAGAGGTCGTTAAGTCTGCTCAGTTTCTTTGATAGCTCCTCTATTTGTTTTTTATAGCTCTCACGGTCTATGGTCTCAGCATTGTCTCCTGAAAATATTTTGTCCAGGTAATCAGCGTCATCTTGTAGCTTGCTTATTTCTTTTAGCACAGAGGCCTCTAGCTTGTCTTTGTAGTAAAATCCTGAGTCACACTTTTTATTGTCGTTGTAGGTAGTAACGCCTCTCAGCGTTCGTGGGTGCCTTTGGTGGCATTCATATTTTTTTAACCTGCTCCCATCTTTCCTCTTTACGCCTAACATAATTTTTAAAGGAGCGCCACAATATCCACATTGGGCGATACCGGATAAAATGTACTTAGCTTGGAATGGTCTAGGATTGACATTCTCTGCTGCTGTTCTTTGTCTTATTTTTAGCTCAGATTGAGTCTTATCGTATTCCTCTTTTGAAATAATCGGCTCATGATTACCTGGATAAATTTCTCCCTTATACTGATTGAAACCACAATAGACAGGGTTATCGAGTATGGTTCTGACCGCCCGATAGCTCCAAGGCACATGCTTTGGGTATTTCTCATTTAGATCATCTCTCAACTTAGTAATAGATCTCCCTCTCAGGTAACTCTCAAAGATAAACTTAATGGTCAGAGCCTGAGCTGGATTGATGGTCACTGTGCCTGTCTCTTTGTGGTAATCGTAACCATAGGATGTCTTAGCCCACATCATGGATTTACCAGATTTGGCACGTCCTAGCTTGCCAAGTTGCATGCGTTCCTTGATTTGCTCTCTTTCTAGCTGAGCAAAGACGCTCAAGAGTCCAATCATAGCCTTACCAAAAGGAGTAGAGGTGTCAAAGTTCTCCTGCAAGCTCAGAAATTCAATCCCATTCTTGATGAATACATCCTCAATCAAGTGAAGCGTGTCTTTTTGACTACGGCTAAGACGGTCCAGCTTATAGACTAGAACTGTGTCAAATTTTCTTTTTTTAGCGTCTTTGATAAGACTTTCTAGCGCTGGTCTGTCAGTATTGGATCCTGAGAAACCTCCATCAGTATATACTTTGTATACATTCCAGTCTTTAATGTCGCAGTAGCTAGAGAGCTTGTCTTTTTGCTCATCTATAGAGTATCCCTCCTCAACCTGGTTTGTCGTCGATACCCTGACATATATAGCTACTTTATTTGTTGTTATCATAGTAGTACCTCTTTCAAAATTTCCTAAAAAATGATAAAATGGGTACAAGAAAACATCTCAAAAGGTAATATCTTTTGAAAAGTTTTTCTTGTAATTGCTAGCCTCACGCTCAGAAGTTTGCCGACCGAGAGCGTGGGGCTTTTTTGAGTTATTTCCAAAATGGAAACAGTTGTAGATAAAAAGAAAAGTAGCCGTATCAAATACGGCTACCATCACGTTATGGATCTAAAATCCAAACCTAAACTTTATGGAGCTAAACTCCTGATAGCTGTATTGTAATATAATTATTTAAAAACGTCAATTTTTTATTTAATATAAATCTAGTCCAAGAACTTCTTTTATCTTGTCTAGTAGTTTTTTATGGTCGTTTGTATCTAGCTTGTAAGCTGGTCTATAAACTTTATCATATAACTCTTTTCCTGCTGCATCTAGCATTACTTGTCCATCACTATCAGTCTTTTTCTTTGTTTTATAGACGATTTTCCGTTTGTCTATTTCTTGGATTTTTCGGACATAAGCATAGGCTTTGGGCTTGGACGGAGTGTTTTGATATTTACTATTTTCAATCGTGATACCACCACGATATTTCTTTCCTGATTTTTTACCAGTTAAAGGTGCTACTAGGAGCGTTCCATCAACTTTGTCAGGAGTTGTTAAGATGATAGCGTAGTGTTTTCCGTAAAATTCATTCCCACCTTTTTGTGGGAAGTTGATTAGATAAACTTCGCCTTGTTGAAATTTCATATTATTGCTCCGGATAATAAAATAAGGTGTACCTCTTAGAAGTACACCAGACCGTTTTGTCCTTGACGAACAAGGCTTTATAAATAAATATCGTATCCTTGACGAACAAGGCTTTTGACATTATTAGTGTACTTCTTTTTTTAGTTTTTGTCAAGTAGTTGTTTCCAAAATGGAAACAGTTGGTTTTATTCTTTCGATAAGTGTTGTTGAAGAATTAAGGCCACGTTGGCTTTCTCTTCCTCTGTCATAGGAGGTTCGTTTGGATCGTCTACCGAAAACTCGATAGCATGCCATTTATCATTTACTCTAATCCACTCTCTTCGTCTGTGGCATTTGCAATCTAGGTTGTGTTTAATCACTTCCATCGGTCTACTTTCGTTACTCATGTTATTTCTCCCTATACACACTGACAACTTCCCCAATAGTTCGGATGTCGTTGCTTTCGTCTAGGTGTATATCCTCATAATCTGGATTCAAGCTTTCCAGATATCCCTGACGCAGTTTCTTAACATAGTTAGCGCCGTCTACTTGGAAGATGCCGATAGTGTTATAATCAACCTGTTGGGTATTCTTTATAAAAAGATAGTCACCATTCTTTATCTTTGGCTCCATAGAGTTGCCGACGACATAAGCGATAGCGTCGTAGTCGTCTGGGATTTCATCCTCATAGAACGAAACCTCCATATCTAAATCGTCGTCCTGTATCGAACCACTACCAGCAGAGACAACCCCAGTAACACGTCGGTAAGTAGTCTGTCTGTAGTCGTCCAGTCTGATGATGTTCTCCGATACTTCGTTTATCTTCGCTTTTTTTCGTTTCTCTTGTTCGTCACGTAATTTTTCAGCGTATGTTACAACTTTTCTTTGTCCATTCGGTTCTAGTTCGTCATATATGGATTGGATTTGAGATTTTGAAAGAACAGCTGGAGTAGCGTTGATTTGAATTTCTTGTTCATCATCTAGCATATTAATTAAATCATCTGTAGAAATTTGCATCCCTTTAGCGATTTTTTCTATTGTGTCATAAGATGGGACAATGGGTTTTTTTGATTTCGGATGTTCATTTTTTTCAAGCATAGAAATATATCCTTTTGTTAAATCAGATAATTCACAAAAAGCATCCATCGATAATTTATGCTCTGTTCTATATGATTTGAGTAATTCTCCTAACTTCATTCAAAAACCCCTTTCTATATATTGTTTAATCTATTATACATCTTTAAATAAAAAAAGTAAACATTTTTTGTTTAACACGCTTGACATTTTATGTTTAACGTGTTAAACTATAATCAAGCTTAAGGAAATAACAAAAACAAACCGGAGGGAAACACCATGAACACATTAAACGAGAAAGCAATCAACATCTTTAAATCAGTAGCTAAGGAAACTTTAATCCAAGGCACTTACGAGGAAAACTTCCTTTACAGCCAGCTTGAAGCATTCTGTACTAACTGCCGTCAATTTGCTTTTGGATGGACAGAGTTAGCAGAGGAGATTGAACGCCAAGAGCGTTACCTTCTCGATTCTGGTTTCACTCAAGAGGAAATCGATGACATTCGTTTTGATGCAGCATTTGCAGGAATGCTTGATAAATTAAATGTAGCCTGATTGGTATCACCAAGGTTCGAATCCTTGGCAGGTTGTTGCTCATAGAGCGAAAAAAGAGAGAAAGGAGTAGAACGATGAATGAATCTTTTCTTACGATACTAGGCATATCAATGATTGCTAGTTTTATCACGAATTTAATTGCTTACTTAGCTGGTAAGCATCATCTGAAAAAGAAAATTAAAAACCACAAAATGTGGTTTGATTCTGAGATAGAGCGTATCAAGAAAAAGTATCATTTGTGATTTTTCTTGGATAATTTTTTCACAAATTGTTTTTGAAGATCGGAAGGTTGTTGCTTGTTCGCGAAATGACTAAGAGTGCTCATATTTTTTATTGCTACATCTGCAGATATTTCTCCTGAAATAGCTTTAAAAATTAGGTCATTTATCTTTAAGCCTTGGTCGGTTTGAGTGTCTAGTTGAGATACTTTTTCAAGTTCAAGTAATCTTAATTCGTGAGTTTGTTGCAGCGAATAAAGTTCTTGTGAGTGTTGCTTTTGCATTTTTTCCATATCTTGTTTAAATTGATTTTCGACATTTTCAAGCTCTTGTGAGTGTGCAATGTTAATTTTATCAATTTCATGCTTGCTGTTTCCTTTAGCAGCGATGTAAGACCACATGCCAGAAACAAAGGCAGGTATGGCAGCGATCGCAAGTGTTTCTATAAAACTAAAATTATTCATAAGATTTCTCCAATCATTTTATTTTGATTATACCACATTTGAAAGGTAGTTAGAATTGGAAGATAAAATCATTGAACTTGCTGATTACTTCATCAGCGAAAACACAACGTACAGAGAAGCTAAAATAGCGTGTGAGAAGCTATTTCTTCAAGTCAGTCATGAGATAGAACTCAGGGCAATGGAAAGTAGGACGAGGGTATGAAAGAAAAACTAAACGAATTTCTAAAATTCAGAAGCCAGTTTACAAAACGAGAATGGATTGAAATTAACCAAGTTGTCGAAGCTCGTTTAAATGAAAAAGCCGACCAGTTGAAACTGGACGACTCAGATGTAGAAATCATTTCTAAAAGACTAGGACGGTCTATCTAAAGAAAGGGTCAAACAAATGGCGTCTAACAGAACTATATCAGTAAATACATCAGAGCATGATGTATTGTTGACGGCAAGAAAAAACCACCCTGCTGTATTCGTCGATGGAATGTTTCTCGACGGAGTTGAGCGAGTGGAATTTACCAATCATTATCTGGAGAAGTGTGAAGTTGTTTTAACGTTTAACGATAGAGTTGAAACCAATCCCTTCCCTCTAAACGATATTACTTTATTAGAAAAGTTATTTGGTCAGAGTTCGAACGGTCAATCTTTACGGGATATTGTCGTGCAAACTCTTGAAGATGCTGATTAGCATCTAAACCATCAAAAAAAGAAACATGAACACTAAAACTTTCTTTTCCGTTTTTCTTGGTTCTATCAAATTCTTTGCCAAGGACGATTAAAGAAGTTTCTAGCTGGTGATCAGTCATAACATTACCTCCTTTCTGACTACATTATAGCAGAATTGCGAGGAACAAATAGAAAAATAAGGAGGTAGGAATGTGCAAGGAGAACGTTTAAGAAAATGGCGTGAAAAAGAGAAAATGTCTCAAGAGGAACTTGCAGAGAAGTCAAATGTTTCTCGAACAACAATACACTTGATTGAATCAGGTCAGTCGTCAACAGTGAAAATTCGAACACTTCAAAAATTAGCAGTAGTTTTTAATAAGCAAGTGAAAGATTTTTTTTAAAGAAAATGTTTAACAAATTAAACAATAAAGAAAGGAGAATGTATGACAGACTTTAAAGATTTGGATTGCCAATTTATCTTTCAGGAATCCAACTAACGACTATACCGCTGTTAGTAATAGTTTTATCAACGATCCTGCGATGGATTTTACAGCGGTTGGCATCATGATGGTGGTGCTGGCCAATCACCCAAACTGGCAAGTCTATCCGGATGAGATAGCTAAAAGAAAAGGTGTTAACCGAAAGACAATCGATAAGTATTTCAAAATCTTTGAAGAGGCTGGATATTTGCGAAAAATCAGAAAAAAACCTCCTGGAAATGGAGGGAGTCATATATTCAGATTCTTTTCAGATGTAAAAATATCTGATTTCCAATTCGATATTATGAAACAGAGATTAAACCTGTCTATCAAAAAGGCGTCTATGAATTATAATTCTGACATTCCAAAAAGTGAGATGTCAGAAAGTGAGATGTCAGAAAGTGAGATGTCAGATTTTGGGCACTAATAAATATTAACTAACAACAAGTATTAAATAACAATAAATATTAAAAGACAACCAGTCCTACTTCTCTAAATAAATAAAAGAGAGGGTAGAAAAAATAAATACAAAGGAGGTGAGGAAATGAGACCAAGACGATATCCGTATAGTGGAAAAAAAGAGTCCACCTTTGTAAAGGCAGACCCTGAGTTAGTTGAAAAACTTTTAAGAAACACTAGTTTTCTTGAGCGTTTACAAAAAAAGCCTATCAATTTTCAGATAGACTCAGAAGAATTTAAGCGTCTTAGCTATGAAGCCATTCATGATACTTCTCAAGTAACTCAATAGTAGTTATTACAGAAGTCAAACCACTGACCTTCCCCAGTTGCAATCCGTCTGTATGGTCAATCTGTTTAGTAGCTTCATTAGCTTTAGCAGAGATAGCTTGCATATCTTCAGCTGTTAAAGATTCTCGAAAATATTTAAAGGATTTCATAAAATCTCCTCCTTTCTATTGGAATTTTGACTAAAACGGTGAGAGGTCCTAGTCGAGATTATTATAGCAATTTAGGAGGATATTACATCGGTCTTGAGGCTGATTTTTGGAGGCAATATTGGAAGATAAAATCATAGAACTTGCTGATTACTTCATCAGCGAAAACACAACGTACAGAGAAGCAAAAATAGCGTGTGAGAAGCTATTGAAACAAGTCAGCCATGAGATAGAACTCAGGGCGATGGAAAGTAAGACATTCTAGAAGATAACAAAAAGCACCTGACGGCAATCAGGCGCTCAACAAAAGTATTCGAGGTAATTATAACATGAAGAGAAAAAAAGAGCAATGGAAACCAAGAATTGTAAACATTATGGCAGATGGTTCTCAAGTTGATGATTTGACAGGCTATGTCATCCCTGCTGGTCATTCGTACTATGACATTATTTTAGGCATGAACAAGCAATCTAACGAGGAGGTCGTAGCTTAATGAAATTACTTACCAAGTTAAAACTCAGACTTGAAGTAGTTCTTAAAGCAGTCAACCTTGACTGGCGAGAGGTAGCGGTCGAACTCATGACCGACCTATTTGAGGAGCGCAAGCGTCGCTTTGCTTTCGAGCAAGAAAATTATGACTTGAAGCAACAATTGGCAATCTACAAAGAAAAAGAACAAGGAGAACAATATGTTTAAAGCACTAAAAACAATCAAAAAAATCAAACAACTTCAGAAAGAAATGCACGCTTTCAGCCTTGCGTTTCTAGCTCTACAAGATATGGGCTTGATGCCAGAAACTGAAAGAAGTAAGGCAAAGGCTCAAACAATGCACGATGTAAGCCGCGTACTCAAGGACGTCTTGGACGGCAAGTCGGTAGATGAAGCGATAAAGCGTCTAAATAGCGAAGTGAAAGCTGAAGAGGTGGGGCAGAAAGATGACCAGAATTGAACTTGAAAACCGTGTATGGCTTTTGGCTAATCATGAAGAAAAAAACGAATTGCTGGATCTTGGGCTAACGTCAAAGACCAGATATGTGAAGCGAGTTCTGGAACTAGGAAAGGTGTATGCTCATGTTTGATTACGACAGAGACATAATGCAGCCTCCTGAACCCAGAGAAGAACATGACCCAGCTGATTGGATTTTCAGCGCTGGTCAATGGATCTATGTAGGAGATTGTTAGCCTATGAATAGAGAGCATTTAGAGCGTGAAAATTGGAATTTGAAGAAGACGAAAGGTAGAAAGAAATGAAAAAACGATTATATTACAAAAAATGGAAACAAGAACTTAGAGAGGCAATGAGAGAAGAAATTGATGGCGATTATCTAACCGAGAAAATGGTTAGAAAAATGAGTATTAGCGATATGTCACACTATTTGAACCGATTAGCATTAGAAGAAGCTGGATACTGTGGGACAATGTTTAATTACTAAAAGAAAAAGAGAAGAAAATGACTAATAATCAATTAGCAACACAGACAAAACGTAACATCACTACTGACCCAAGTTTATTGACCGGGGCAGACATCAAAAAGTATTTTGACCCACAAAACCTACTGACTGAAAAACAAGTAGGTCAGGCGCTAGCCTTGTGTAAAGGTCGCAATCTTAACCCATTTGCTAACGAGGTCTACATTGTAGCTTACACAAACCGTAATGGGGGCAAAGAGTTTAGCTTAATTGTCTCTAAAGAGGCTTTCTTGAAACGTGCCGCCCAATGTAAAGACTATGAGGGCTTTGAGGCTGGAGTAGTGGTAGTAGACAGTGAGGGTGTTATGCACGAACGCAAAGGGGCAATCATGCTCCCAGAAGATACACTGATAGGCGGATGGGCTAGAGTGCACCGCAAAAATTTCAAGGTACCTGTGGAAATTTTTGTCAGTCGTGAGGAATATGACAAGAAACAAAGTACATGGAACACCATGCCAGCTACCATGATCAGGAAAGTGGCTCTAGTAAATGCTCTTAGAGAGGCTTTCCCTGAGGACTTGGGGAACATGTACACAGAGGACGACGGTGGAGAGACATTTGACCGTATCAAAGACGTCACACCTCAAGAGAGCCGTGAGGATGTCGTAGCACGCAAGATGGCTCAGATTGAGCAATTCAACAAAGAGCAAGAGGCAAATCATGCAGATCCCGAACCTGCTCAAACTGAGGAGCCAATTCAGGGCGAATTGCTAGACGGTGAACTTGAATATTAGGAGGACAACATGCAAGAATTACAGGTTATTGATGATAAGAAAATCAATAAAATTTATGAAATGATTACAACGGATGAGCTTACTAGAGAGTCTTTTGAAAAAGACCTCATAGAGGCTACTGAAAAGTACAAGGACTATATTCCTACAGCTAGCACTCTCAAAGACGACAAGGCAAAGCGAGCTGAATTTAATAAGTTAATTGAGTCTAAAAATCGTATCCGTATTGACACTAAAAACTTACTATCAGAGACAGCTAACACATGGGATAGTTATGCTAAGTCAATTATTGACCCATTTGCAACCGTAGTTAGTGAATTTGACAAAGGTATCAAGGAAATCGAAGAACATCAAAGACAACTAAAAATAGATACGGTTAAGAGTTACCTAGCCAACAAATCAGCTGAGTACATGCTGGATCCTCGTCTCTTTGATGAAAAGGCCCTTGAGTATGTCAAGGCTGGCGATTTCATGGCAGATGGCGTGACGCTTAAAAAAGCCACTATGAAGTCACTTGATGACATGGTCACATTTGAGTTTCAGAAACAGCAAGAATTTGAAAAGGCTAAGTCAGCTATTTCAGGGTTATGTGCTGAGTATGGCATGACTGACTCACCTTACATTAGACAGCTGAAAGACTTGACTCTTGCTGAAGTCTTTGGACAAATCAAAGCTGATTATGAGTTTGAAAAACAAAAGGAAGAAATCAGACAGGCTCAAGAACGAGCAGAGCGAGAAAGTCAGGAACTTTTAGCAGCCCAACAAACCAAACAGCAAGAACAGGCTCCAAAATCAACGGAAACCCCAAATTTTGACCCAGAAACGGGCAAAATCTTGGACGGTGGACAAATCCTCCAAAATGAGCCTAACGCTCTTAGAGGGGCTGAAAATGACCTAAAACGATATGCCCAAAAAATGACTTTAGAGGTGTATTTTGTAGACACAGCCGAAAAAGACCGTTTCAAGGCTGGTCTAAGTCAACTCGGATTTGATTTTAAAAAGAACTATCAAGTCAGCGGTTATCAACGTATCGAGCCATTAACTCAGGCTGAACTAAATGAACAATGTGGGTGGTAAGTATGACAGAAATTGAAAAAATTTCAGAAGAATTGGCTGAATATGGGGTGCCTGATGAGTTAATAGGAAAAATAGAGGACCTATTAGCGACTCTGTATGGCGAAAAAAGGAAATTGGAGATAGAAAAATCTTGGGATATTTCTCCAGAGTCAATGGGGAGGGTAACCATGGACATCAGAAAAATATCTGACAGCGTAGCCATCTACTCGGACGGCAAGAAATTGCAGGTTATCCACAACCTAGGGGATGAGTTTATCCTTGATTTCAATGTGGGAGAGGATAGCGTCTGGAATCTCAATGGCCAAGTCGTAGAAATTATTGACATGATTGAGCCTGTCTTTAAAGTTTTCAGCTTTTGCTCAAAATCTGGAGAGGGTATGCAACGCTTAAAACATGCTATCGTCCACTTTGAAAAATTTGAGCAGTACATCAGAGATAATCAGGAAGACCTGATGATCTGGTGGCACAATCCAGGAGGGGAATATGATTAAAACCGTGTTTTTTTCATGTGATTATCCACATCATGAGGTGATTGACGACCAAATAAATAGCTGGCTTGCTGAAAATCCAGGCATTAAGTTGATTGACATCAAATTTCAATCAAATGTGTCTGCTGTCGCTGACAGTGGAGTCAGTGCTGAATATTGGCATACATCCGCATTGATTATTTACAAAGTTCCCTCAGAGAACAATATAAGCAGTATTAATTCAAATGGTTTAGGTTTCATAATCAGCTGTGAGAAATGTGGTAGCTTATCAATAATCAAGGGAAAAGATGTAGGTCAAAATGTATGTTATGAATGCAAAGGAGAGAAATAATGAATGATTTTATCAAAGAGATTGGGATGGCTATCCTATGGATGTTTTTAGGGTATCTCTTGGGAGAGCGTAGCACTAGAGGGGGACAAATCAGATGATCAATAACGTCACACTGGTTGGGAGGCTTGTAGCGCCTCCTGATCTACGAAAAACGCCTAACAATGTATCTAGCTTGCAGGGCACGCTTGCAGTCAATCGCAATTTCAAAAATGAAAATGGAGACCGTGAGGCTGATTTTATCAATTTCCAAGCGTGGAGAGGTACAGCTGACATCATTGCTCAGTATTGCAGCAAGGGCTCTCTTATTGGGATCATTGGGCGCTTACAAGTTAGGTCTTACGAGAAAGACGGTCAGCGTCGATATGTGACTGAAGTAATCGCTGAGAGTGTAGCTCTGCTAGAGAGTCGCAACAGTCAGCACGGACAAGGCAACAGTTTCCAAAATGGGAATAGCTCACCTTTTACCGATCCTAACCCCTTTGACCTCCCAAATGACGGTTTGCCGTTTTAGGAGGTATATATGTCAAAAATTAAAATTCTTGACGCTTGCTGTGGCAGTCGTATGTTTTGGTTTGATAAAAACGAAAGTCACACAATTTTTATGGACATTAGGCAAGAAACATTTGATATACATGACAAAAAGGTCAATGTAGACCCTGATATTATCGGTGATTTTCGTGACATGCCTTTTGAAGACAACACATTTAATCTAGTTGTGTTTGATCCACCACATCTAAAATGGGCTGGACCTAATTCGATAATGAAAGCTCAGTATGGACAGCTGGACAAAGTTACCTGGTCGGAAGATTTGGCCAAGGGTTTTGAAGAATGTCTGAGAGTTCTAAAAGTTGGCGGCACACTAGTCTTTAAATGGTCTGACTGTCAGATAAATGTAAAGAAATTACTAGAGGTGATACCATTCAAGCCCTTATTTGGTCAGCAAAGAGGCACCACACACTGGCTAACGTTTGTAAAGTTTGAGGAGGACAAGAATGGAGTGGACGGATTGGGTGGATTGGAAACCTGAAACCAAAACGGACATCAAGATCAAAATTGAAAATGACGGGTACACTTTTCCACATTACGACAAGAAAAACAATGGCGTCAAGTATGTGATTTCTACAATGGACATCAAACAAGACTGTCTAAGACTTGGAGTACCGTTTGAAGATGTGTACCCTTTGCAAACGACACTTTTTTAACAGGAGAAAGAACATGGCAAGTAAAATCAATGCGACAGAACGTATTGCTATCATCATTGAGAAACAAAAAATAGAGGTCGTTACGACTCTAAACTATGATATGAGCATTAGCTTTGATAACAAAGACACGGCTCCTACACTAGATGACAATGGTGACCTTTTTGAACCGGTCTACAAGTGCAAAGTTAAGGCAATTCCCAAAAATGATGTATTTTTCACCTCATTAACACGAGTCAAGAGCAACATCAAGACGCTACAAGAGGTTAAAAAATTCTTTGAGTTCGTAAACGAAAACAGAGAAAATCTCTTTGAGATGGCAGGATTTAAGGGGGCTCTTGAATGAAATTGATCCTGAACATTGAGCCTAAACCTCAATCACGGCCAAGGTTTGCAAGACGTGGGAGTTTTACCACAACTTACGAAGACAAGGATATGAAAACATGGCGCAATCATTGCCAGCTGCTCATTGCTAATCAGTACATGGGTCAGCCTATCCTTGAGGGAGCTTTGAGGGCACGGCTTAGATTTTATATCAAACCTCCTCAGTACATTTCCAAGGTCAAGAAGAACCAGCAGGCCCTCCTAGATGAAATCATCCCAGTAGGCAAAAAGCCTGACATTGACAACTACGAAAAAGCCCTATATGACAGTATGTCAGGGATCGTATTCCAAGACGACGGTCAGATAGCTCTGCATGATGTAGGCAAGTTCTACAGCTTAAACCCTCGCATAGAGGTAGAGGTGGAGGTCATGGAATGGAACGCATGAGGCGAGATTATGACTGAGTATTTGAAGAAATGAGGAAATTAAGATGACAAAAACTATCGAACTACCAGACTATTATGAACCCGATTGGGGAAATGCAAGATACGGAACATTAGAAGAACTAAAAGAGCTGTTGCTCTATAAGCGTATCGTGGAATGGGATAAAGATTTTTTACTACTTGAAGATGGGACAAAAGTCACTATTGAAATGTCTGAAAGTGATTGCTGTGCCTCAGCAGGTGGGGAGTTTCAAAATGTTTCACTTGACGCTGTAATCACTAATGTTGAAATTGGAGAACAGGAAGAAATCCCTGACCATTGGGGAGCGGGTTATAAAAACAAAGTAACCATCTTCCACAATCAAAATCCTGTAGCTATCGCTAACTGTGAGGCAGAACATAATGGCTATTATTATAGCGTGGGCTCTCTAGTGATTGGTGATATTCATTTCCCAGTAGTCCATGCTTAGGAGGCTGATATGAGAATTAAGACGGAAAGCGGAGGAGTTGGAAGATGATGGAAGAGTTAAAGCAAAAAGTTAATGAAGTATACAACTGGACGGTAGAAGACGGGAAGCCGCAACCTCCCAAGCAAGATTTACCACAAGCAGTGAAAGACCGGGCGGACTATTTTTGGGAAATGGCAGAAGATGGTATGACGTTTATGGGAGCGATGGAATGCATCTTCGCTGATGAAAAGCCTACCGACTATGATTTGGGAGCTACTAAGGGTTGGTTGCCAAAATCTAAGGAGTTTGATGATTGGGTTGGCTATTCGCCAAGCATGTCTCAGTTAGTTATTGCAGTTTATTTGATTTACAGAGGAAGCGAAGATGAAACTTAATGAATTGATTAAGAAATATAAAAAACTTGAGGGTGTATGGAATGCTGAAGGAGCAGAACTAGCTCGTCAAATTTTTCTGCAAGACTTGGAACAACTAGACGAATCCGAAATAGGTTACGCAGATGAAGCTCCACGCTACGTAAAGAACATACTAGCACGATTGCGAGAATTGCCATTGCATGATAGAGAGGTTTGGTTAAAGGCTATCATGAGCGAATTTGAACAGGATTTTAGCCGTGCAAAATGGCGAGAGGGCTACGAGCAAGGTAAAATTGAGGGTATGGTTGAACGTGAAAAAGTCAAAGTTCCGCGGTTTGTGGCTGAATGGATTGAGGAAGCTAGAAAAGCTTGTAAAGACGTGGTAGAATTATTCGAATTTGATTTCACGAACGATGAAGTTAGAAAATGGTTTATGCAAGAAAGACCATTTGATTTAGTAGCTAGAGCATGGCTTGACGGCTACGAGGTCGAGGAAGAGAAGCGGTATTTGGTGACTTTAAAAAATAGGCAGCCTTTGGTCAAATCGCAATCAGGGAGTACTCTTTATTTTAGTCAAGATATAACAGCTAGGAATTATAAAGGTACTCAAAAAGAACTAGAAGAAGCTGGCCTCGGATGGGTGTTCGATTGTGAAGGTGTTGAGATTGAGGAGGTGGAGTGATGACACAAACAGCTGAAAGTTGCTTAGAAGAAACTTATGAAGTCATCAAGGACCGCAAAGGTAAGATGATTGACGGGGTGTTTGTTAAAGAAGAGTATTATGGAGAATAAAGATGCCAAATTTTGCAGAAGGAACAATTAAACTAAGAGGACATGCAGAAAATATTAAATCGGCTTTGAAATATATGTTTGAAGCTGCTGGTGATGTCACAATCGAAGAAGATACAGATGGTGAGCTAATCATTTTCACTTCATCAAACTCTTATTTTTACATCAATGGCACAAAACGTGCTTTTATCGACGGTGAAAGTTTTGAAATTCATCTTGATGATGATTTTCTTATCATCGAGCTTAATAATTTTACGCAGGCATGGCGCGCTATCCCAGACAATTACATAGAAATCTCTGAAAAATTTAATGTTGACATTAAAATCTTTACATTTGAACAGGGCTTGGAATTCACTCAAGAAATCGAAATTTCAAAAGGGAAAATTTTAAAAGACATTGTATTGAAGTATGGTGATTATAGATGGGAAGTCGCATTTAGCAATTTAGGGGGATGAACAGAAGGAGGATTTGGCATGATACCGAAATTTAGAGGGTTATCCATTGACGAAAAAAGCAAAGGAGAATGGCAATACGGACATTTAATTGAAGATAGAGGAAGAGCATTTATTATCAGCGAAGTGGTAGAAGCCAATGAACAATACATTACTATAGGTTCTTGGTGTCCTGTAAATCCAGCAACATTAGGACAATCAACAGGACTCAGAGACAAGAACGGCAAGGAGGTTTTTGTCGGAGATATTATCAAATGCACAAGAGGATGCCTTCACGAAGTCTATATAGAAAAAGAATATGGCGGTACGTATTTTGGAGGAATGCCAGCTGTATACCTAAAAGACTTGAGAGAAGGATATGCGTGGACTGAGCATGAAGAAATCATCGGCAACATCTACGAAAATCCGGAGCTTTTGGAGGTCAACGAGTGAGATATTTTAAAATCCTATGTATTGTTTTATTCGCATCCTTACTCGTAGCATGTCACCAGATTTCGAGTGGGACAGTGGTAGATAAGTACATTGATGAACCTCACACAACGTTCATACCTGTTATAAATGGTAAAAGTTCGGTACTTGTGCCAACCAGAACCAAAAGAAAATACATTCTGGTCATTTCAGGATATGCAGGCAATAAGCAAGTTGAAGAAAGGTTTGAAGTGACAGCAAATGAATACAAGCACTATGAAATTGGCAATACTTTTATACAGGATGCCGTTTTAGAAAATAAGGAGGAGGATAAGGAATGAAACCAAAAAAATATCCGTATTCAGGAAAAATGCAAAAAATCCCGTCGCCAATATTTTCTGCACGACCAATTTTTAACGAGGTTCCAATTGTAGAAGAAGTTAAGGTTGAGTTCGGAGTTGAAGCTAGTATGGGGCGCATATATCCAGAAACGTTAATACATTTAGATATTTCTGGATACGGAAATAGAGTGCATTCAGTACATCGCTTCCCCGGTATTTTACTGAGTGTTGGTGAGTCAATCCAACTAAAGATGCTTTTCTATAAAAGACTTAGAAATTTTACTACAGATCGTTTCTTGACGTTTAGAGAATCTGATTGGAAGTTCTTTATCCGGGACCTGGTCAACGAATTTGTGCGATAAAAAAGCCAAGACACTCTCTGTCTCGGCTAAATTCCTAATAAGACTATTATATCACAAAGGAGACAGAGAGTGAACAAGGCTAAAGAACTATTGAAAGAGTTGCAGAATCTGGACATGGACATTCAAAGCCGTATAGATGAAATTAACGAGCTTGAGGCAGGTTTGCTCTCAAGCCCCAAGTGGATTGACGTCAAAGTCCAAGGTGGTCAAGCTAGAAAAGTTGATGATGTCTATACTCAGCTTGTCGTGATGAAAGAGGCCATAGAACAGGATACTAAAGAGGTTATCAACAGAAAGCTTGAGCTTGGTAGGTTGATTAACAAGCTGAAAAATCCAAAGAGCAGGTCTATTCTCAGGGTGACTTACATTACTAAGATGTATGTTGATGATATTTGTGACAAAATGGAAATCAGCAGAACAACTTTCTACACTTGGCGGAATATGGCTATCTCTGAACTGAATGAGGTTTTGGAGAGAATGGAACTAAATTGAACTTTACAAAACCGTACGGGAAAAAATGATACTTGTTAGCACAGTTTTGTAATTCTGATAAAATGGTAGTATCAAGAATTGAAAAGAGAGGTCTCAGAATTGGTAGATGGTTACCTGTAATGTCAGGGGGCTGTAATGGCCTTGGAGGTTCAAATCCTCCCCTCTCCTTTGAGTGTTTGTGTCCCAGAATGAGTTAAATCTTCTGGGTGGGGATTCACATATCACTCATTAACTCCTATCACTCATTAACTTAAAAATGGTTGCGGAGGCGACTGGACCTCGCATGATTGCGTAGCTAATTATATTCCGGATAAGTTATAAGCTAGAGGGTTTGATTCCCTCAGAGGTTTTAAAGACTACAAAAAATAAAAAAGAAGTCAAAATTTAATACGCACGCAAGGTAGTAGTCGCCTTGCAAGAAGGTCGCACATCGTGTGGCTTTTTTTGATTATTCGAAGGGTGGTGATGGAAAATTGAGTGGATTGAGAATAAAACAAAAGAGATTTGCAGATGAGTACATCATCTCAGGTAATGCGACGGAAGCCTATAAGAAAGCAGGTTATCGTGTTTCTAGTGATAGAGTGGCAGGCGTTGAAGGACATAAGTTACTAAAGAATCCTAAGATTAAAAGCTATATAGATGAACGACTGAAACAGCTTGATTCTGAAAAGATTGCGGATCAGCAAGAAGTTCTTAGTTATCTAACTTCAGTGATGCGAGGAGAGACGCAAGAGCAGACCTTGATAAGCATTGGAGAACTAGGGCAGACGATTACGGATATAGACGTAGGAGCTAAAGATAGAATCAAGGCGGCTGAACTTCTTGGTAAACGGCATAGGCTTTGGACGGATAAGGTAGAGGCGGATGTTTCTGGAACGGTGGTGTTTGCAAATGAGTCAGATATACCAGATTAAACAAAGTGATATTGTAATCGACCTACCTAAGACAGTAGGAGCTGGGTACGGACAATTCTGGCGCTCAAGAAGTCTTTATCGTGTAGTCAAAGGGTCCCGTGGTTCGAAGAAGTCCAAGACAACCGCTTTGAATTATGTTATCCGTCTTTTGAAATATACTTGGGCTAACTTGCTTGTCATTCGTAGATATTCGAATACGAACAAGCAATCGACTTATACGGATTTTAAGTGGGCTGCTAATCAGTTAAAGGTCGCTCATAAATTCAAATTCAATGAGTCTTTGCCTGAGATAACTGTCAAAGAAACAGGACAGAAGATTCTATTCCGTGGTTTGGATGATGAACTTAAAATCACATCTATCACGGTTGATGTCGGTAGTCTTTGTTGGGCATGGTTCGAGGAAGCGTACCAAATTGAGACTGAAGACAAGTTCAGCACGGTTGTTGAGTCTATCCGTGGTAGCTTAGATGTACCTGATTTCTTTAAACAAATCACAGTCACATTTAACCCGTGGAATGAGAGGCATTGGCTCAAGCGTGTATTCTTCGATGAAGAGACGAGACGGGCTGACACATTCGCTACTACAACCACTTATAAATGCAATGAGTGGCTTGATGAAGTCGATATCAAACGATATGAGGATTTGTACCAAACGAACCCCAGACGTGCTAGAATCGTTTGTGATGGCGAATGGGGAGTTGCTGAAGGTTTAATCTATGAGAACGTGACCGTCAAGGATTTCGATAAGGATGAATTGCTACGAGATTCAGCTAATAAGTTATGTATCGGTCTTGACTTTGGTTTTACTCACGATCCAACCGCTTTGTGTTGTTCGTTGATAAATGACACGACGAAAGAGATTTATGTCTTTGATGAGGCGTATAAAGTCGGATTGATAACCAAAGAAGTTGCGAAGATGATAAAGGACAAAGGTTATCATCGCTCACAAATCATTGCTGATAGCGCTGAATTACGACTGATTGAGGAATTAAGGTCAGAACATGGTATAACTCGAATTAAAGAGAGTCGTAAAGGTAAGGATAGCATTATGGCTGGCGTGTCCAAGTTACAAGGATACGCTATTTATGTGCATCCAGACTGTAAAAATATCATGGATGAATTTTACAGCTATTGTTATCAACAAGACAAAGAAGGAAATTGGCTGAATAAACCAGAAGATAAAAACAACCACTTGATGGACGCTTTACGTTACAGCCTTCAATGTATCGAAGGTGGGAAAGCAACCGTCCGCAGACGTTCTGATTATGGTCTATAGAGAGGAAAGACATGTACCAATATTTAACCTATCCACGGGATGGATATGATGAGGGTTCTTTGAAGAAAGACCTGATTTACAAATTGATAACGATACATAACACTGAAAGTTCACATTTGAAGAAGCTTAAAAGCTACTACATGGGTGAGCATGCTATCTTAAAACACACGAGACGCAACGTGAACGCACCGAATTACAAGACGGTAGCCAATCATGCCAAGGATATCGCAGACACGGCTACGGGCTATTTTATGGGCAATCCTATCAAGTATAACAATACTGCTGACGGTGATATCGATGAACTACTTACAGCCTTTGATGGTGCTGAGATTGACCAAGTAGATGCTCAGAATGCTTTGAACATGGCTATCTATGGTCGTGCTTACGAGTACATCTATGCTAAAGAGGGTATGACTGAGTTGGATTCAACTAGTATTGATCCGGAGAATACTTTCATGGTCTACGATGATAGTATTGAGCGGAAGCCTTTGTTTGCGGTCTATTACTATGAAGTAAAAGACGATACGAAAGACACTACCAAGTACCAGGCTGAGGTCTTTACCGAAAATCTGCACTATCACATGGTGCTGAGAAGTACAGATTCAGGAACAACTCAGAGCGAGGAGGCAACACCTCACAACCTTGGTCAAATCCCAATTATCGAGTATCGCAATAATCACTTTGCGATTGGCGACTACGAGCAACAGATTAGCTTGATAGACGCTTATAATTCCTTGATGGGGAATCGTGTCAATGATAAGGAACAGGCTGTAGAGTCTATACTTGTCTTGTATGGCACGCAGTTAGCAGACACTCCAGAAGATGCCAAGGTAGCGATGAAGATTCTTTCTGAAGAAGGTCTTTTGGAATTGCCGGGCGATAGTGCAAGAGCTGAGTTCTTGAAGAACACGCTGGACGAAAGTGCTACTGAAATCTTACGCACAGCTCTGAAAGAGGATATCTACACATTCAGCCATGTTCCTAACTTGACTGATGAGAATTTCGCAGGGAATACTTCAGGCGTAGCCATGGAATTTAAGCTGATGGGCCTTGAGATGATTACTAAGACCAAGGAAGCGAACTATAAGCGAGGATTGCGTCAGCGTATTGCGATTTTTGCTCATTACTTAGGCATGAAGCAGATTGCTTTAGAGTCTCATTCAATCGTTCCACAATTCAGTCGTGGTTTGCCTAAGAACTTGTTAGAAATCTCTCAGATTGTGAACAATTTGGAAGGCAAAGTGACCAATAGACAGCTTATTTCTCTCTTGCCGTTTGTGGAAGACCCTGACGCTGAGCTGGAAGCCTTGGAAGAAGAGAAAAAGAAGAACATGGAAGACATGCCGATGTTCAACAAAGACAACACGAAACCCGAAGACGAGGTAGAGGATGAAGAATCAGGAGTATTGGGCGAAGAGGAAAGCCAATCTGATTTACCAGCAGATGGACAAGGCCGAAAAGCAGGCAGACCAGTTCGATAAGGTCTATCAGGAAGCCAAGACTTACTTGGATAAGGAAGTCAATAAGATTTTCGATAAATTCCAACGTGATTATGGTCTAAGTCAGGTAGAAGCTAGACAAGTCTTGAAGAACATGAAAGACAAGAAAAATCTGAATGAACTTCGTAAAGTACTTGAAGCGAGACCGAATGACCCGAACATCCAAAGATTACTAGCTGACTTAGACAGCCCAGCTTATTCTTTCCGCATGAAGCGCCTAGAGCGTTTGAGCGACGATTTAGATCGTATGCGTGAATCTATCTATCATTCGGAGAAGACAGGCTCAGATGCCTTTTATAGCGACCTGATGAAGGATAGTTACTACAAGGCTACCTTTGACCTACAACAGCAGACAGGACTAGCATATGGCTTTTCTGGGCTTCCTGAGAACGAGATTAAACATCTACAGTCTTTTAGTTGGGTAGGAGATGGAAGTACATATTCTACAAAAATTTGGGGGAATACAGGTAAGCTTGCTTCTAGCATAAAAGATGAACTCCTCATGAGTCTCATGACTGGTCGAAGCGTAAGAGATGCATCTCAAGCTATTGCTGAGAGGTTCAATGTAGGTCAGAATGATGCAAGGCGTTTGGTTCGAACAGAATCCGCCTTTTTTCATAACCAGATGGAGCTACTCAGCTATGAAGAAGCAGACATAGAAAAGTATATCTTTGTGGCCGTCTTAGATAAGCGTACATCACGCATTTGTCAGGAGCATGACAATCAGGTCTATGATAGGGATAAGGCTGTCCCTGGTGTCAATTGTCCGCCTATGCACCCTTGGTGTAGGTCTACTACTGTCGGATACGATGAGGACGCAGACTACAGCAAGTTGAAGCGCAGAGCAAGGAATCCAGAGACAGGTAAAGTTGAGTATGTGCCTGCCGATATGACTTATAAAGAGTGGTATAGCGAATATGTTGCGAAAAGAAAACAAAAGGGGTATAATCAAGGTACAAGGGAAACTAAAGCAAGATTCTATAGTGAGCAACTGTTGTCCAAGATTTCGAAAGCCGAGCCAAAAATCACAAGCGATATGCAACGTATTGCTGGTGAAAATAAACTCGCTGGTCTTGAATTTCGGAAGAAAACAGCTGAGTCATTAGCTCGTAAAATTACAACAGATAGCCAAGCTGAAAATATAAGTTTATCAAAGGCTACAAGTAAAATTAACGATGCTTTGCGGTATACAACTATTTTCGATCCCGATACTTTCGCAAAAGAGTATTTGAAGATGAAACAGAAGCTTATCGCAGAGGGTTATAAAGTTGTTAAAGTAAAAAATACTTGGCTAATAGATGGACCATATAAAGGTGTGAATACAGTCGTTGAAAAAGATGGTATCAACTTTGAAATGCAGTATCATACTCAGGAAAGTTTTGATTTAAAGAATGGTCCATTACATGAGCTTTATGAGAAGTATCGTGATACAAGTACATCTGATCGAGAGCGCATGAAATTATTTAAAGAAATGCTTGATTTAAGTAATGAGCTTGAGATTCCTAAAAATATAGAGAGGGTGAAGTGATATGAAAGATATTAAATACTACCACACAACGACGAACAATCCTCAAGTACTTCGTTTAATTGATGGTGTCATGCAAGTTTTTGACATCGACAAAAAGTGGGTTGATAGCATTGATTGGTTTAATAAAATCTTTTTCAATGACTTCACGGATTTCGAAGAAATTCCAGAAAAGGATGCATTTGCTTATATCGGCAGGATGGTAGCAGCATGATTGATATTGCCTTAGCTATCGCTAAAAAAGCACATGCAGGGCAGGTGGATAAAGCAGGTATTGATTACATACAACATCCTCTCTATGTGGCCAGCCAAGTCAAAACCGAACAAGAAAAAGCTGTTGCTCTCTTGCATGATGTGATTGAGGATAGTGATGTAACTGCTGATGATTTATTGGCGTCGGGTTTGTCAAATGAAGTTGTTACAGCGGTACAAATTTTGACAAAGAAAAAAGGTCAAAGTTATCAAGAATATCTTGAAAAAGTGAAATCAAATAATTTAGCAAGAATTGTAAAACTTGCAGATTTGAAACACAACTCAGATTTATCACGTTTGAAATCTGTTACCAATACAGACTACGAGCGTGTTAAAAAATATAAAAATGCAATTCACTACTTAAGCACCTAGAGAGATCTAAGTGCTTTTTTCGTACCCAGAAAGGATTGAGGAATGAAATACCGTAAAAAACCAGTAGTGGTCGAGGCTGTGCAGTGGAACGGCAATAACCATAAAGAGGTAATTGACTTTGCAGAAAATAAGATTTGGTTTGATGCACTTGGGAATATATGGATTGCTACACTTGAAGGTGATATGGTAGCTAAAAAAGGGGATTATATTATCAAAGGCGTGCAAGGAGAATATTATCCATGCAAGCCGGATATTTTTGCAGAAACATACGAAAAAACGGAGGAGTAAAATGTTAAAAAAAGCAAAACAATTGGCATCGCAAGAATTTTCACGCTTGGCAGGTCGTGAAATCAAAGAAGAAGACTGCTTTGTAGTTTGGTTTAGCAAGACCCTGCAAAACTGGAAAGCTCTTGTTAGTACGAACGCAATTACATCAAGCGAACCTTGTGGAGATTATGCAGAAATTACGCATAACGGAGATAAGAATGAGACTTATGTGGATGTTTACGCCAAAGTTTCAAATCGTGCCATTAAAGATTAGGAGGTGATCCAACATCTTGACTTGCAGGAATAGACTGCTATAAATTACTGTAAATTGCTATAAACCGTGTCATATTTGATGCGGTTTTCCTATGCCCTAACCGTATGGAATCCCGTACGGTTTTTATATTGTCCAAGCATTGACGACACTAAAAGCTATGGAAATTACAGTCGGGGACGACTTTAAAAATAGGAGGTTCGCAATGAACGAAGAAACACAAACAGTCGAAACGGTTGAAGAACAAAAGGTACCTGCAGAACCTGCACAACAACCGCAAGACGAGAAGAAGTACACGGACGCAGACGTCGACGCTATCATCGATAAGAAGTTTGCCAAGTGGAAATCAGAGCAAGAAGCTAAAGAAAACGAAGCGAAGAAGCTTGCTAAGATGAACGCTGATGAGAAGCAGAAATATCAGTTGGATCAGCGTGAGCAAGAACTAGCTGACCGTGAAAAGGCTATTGCTCGTAAGGAATTGACCGCAGAGGCTAAAGCAATGCTAAGTGAACGTGACTTACCTGTTGAGTTAGTAAATGTAGTTGATTTGACAAACGCAGAGACGGTATCTGAATCTATCACCTCTATCCAAAAAGCATGGGAAGAGTCAGTTCAGAAGGGAGTCTCTGAACGTATGAAAGGTAGTGCACCTATCAAAAATGCACAAACAGTCCAGCAAGAAGTCACGGAAAAATGGCGTAAAGACTTCTTGTAATAAAAGAAAAGAGGAAAAATAAATGGCATTTGAAGAATTAAACACAGCAGAATCACGCAAGAAACATCTTGGGATTATTGAGGATGTACTTGCAGTAAATTCATATTCAACACCACTTGTGACATCAAGCGATGCAGTAACCTTGCAAGGTCGCTCTTTTACAGTAGCAACTGGTAACACAACAGAGTTGAAAGACTACAAACGTAACAAAGACAACGAATTTGATCACGTTGAAGTTGAAGAAAAGGTTTATACCCTTGATGAAGAAAAATACTGGGGTCGTTTCGTAGATCAATTGGACGAACGTGACTCTAATGGTCAAGTGAATATCAATTATGTTATTGCCCGTCAAGCGGCAGAAGTAGTAGCTCCATATCTTGATGAACTACGTTTTAGTGCAGCGCTTGGTAATGTTAGCGACAACGTTACTATGGGCAAAGAAGCAGGAGCGAACAACGCATACAACGCAATTCTTGATGTTTCTGAGAAACTTGATGAGCTTGGAATTACAAAAGAGCGCTTGCTTTTTGTAACACCTAAATTCTACAAAGCGCTCAAGTCTGAAATCGTTCGTCTACCACATGGTGACGCAGATAAGAAAGTCCTTGGAAAAGGATATGTTGGTGAATTGGATGATTACACAGTCTATAAAGTTCCTTCTAAATTCTTGAAAGGTGTTAATGCCCTTGCTACTGCTCCAGGTGTTGTTACATCTCCAGTACAAGTAGACAATACTAAGTACAACGATAACATTCCAGGTCGATTTGGTGAATTGGTAGAGCAATTACTTTACACTGGTGCATTTGTGCTTGAACACTTCAAAAAATACATCATTACCATCGCGGATTCTAAACCTAATGCTAAACCATCTACTCAAGGTAAAGTTGTAAACCGTGCTAAAGCGTGGAAAACTGGAACAACCTACAAAGAAGGTGACACAGTTACTCATGCCGATAAAGTCTATGTAGCGGTTAAGGATATTTCTAATTCATCAACCGCACCAGACACAGATACAACTAACTGGAAAGAAAAAACTGGTAAGAAATAGGTCCGAGTTATGAAATTTAAAATCAAACAAGATTTCTATGATTGGGAATCAAATGTGAAACGACTAGCAGGAGAGGAACTTGAGATTACTGAGGAGCGCTATGCTGAGCTGGCTGACAATATTGCCAGCAACGGTGTCACTATCTCAGACGTTCTTGAGAAAATCCTCCTTGAACCTGAGTTCTTAGAAGAGGATTGATATGTCTATAGAGTTGCTGAAGAAATTAACAGGCGAAGAAGATACTCAGCTTCTCATGTTGCTCCAAACAAGAGCTACAAATCTTATCTTGTCAGAGACTAATCGCACATCTTTGACACCTGCTTTAAGTCTTTTGATACCTGAGGTTGCTATCGAGCTCCACAACCGCTCAGGAGCGGAAGGAGAGCATTCTAGAACCGAGGGTGGTATAGCAGTAGTCTACGGAGAAAACGGCCTGTCTACGGATCTTCTACAGCGAATACGCATGCACAGGCTAGCAAGGGTGGCAGGTCATGTTTTTGAAGCAGAGTAGACTGAAACCTTATCCAATGCGACGGTTTGAAAAGACTGTCACTGAGGAAGGTGTCGCGAAAGAAGGGTATGCCAAGGAAGCTGAGACAGTCCGCCTTGAATTGTGGCCAGCTAGTAGCAAGCTACAGTCTGAATTGTATGGCGAGCGTGTCAATGATATTTTGAACGCAAATGCCAACAAGTCAGCTACAATCAAAGTGAAAGATGGTGTGTGTATCGATAGCCAGACAGAAGTGACTCACAGGGTTATTTCTAAAAAGGTCTACACACATCATCAAGTTTTGGAGTTAGAGCGTGTCAGGGCTACTAGGGGCAGATAGGCTCATAGCTAAATGTAGACGATTGGCTAGTAAAAAAACTGGCGAGGATATCGTCTTACGTGCGGTACACAATGCTACTATAAAGGTTGTCCAAGCAGATGCAAGAAGACTCGCACCAGCGAGAGATGGAGAGCTTATAACTAGTATCAAAACTAGGGCAAAAATGGACGGAGATAAGGCTATAGGCGAGGTTTACACCAACCTAAAATACGCTCCTTACGTTGAGTTTGGAACAGGACCAATAGGACAAGCTAACCATTCGGGTATCTCTCCAGAGGTCAGCGTGACTTACAAGTCTCATCCTTGGTATGTGCATGAAGACCAAATCAATGTAGGATCTTACCACTTTCAAAAGATTGGGGAGTTCTACAAGATGTATGGTCAACCTGCCCAGCCTTATCTTTATCCAGCTTTGAGAGACAATCAAGAGCGTGTGTCTAAGAATATTTCGAATTATGTCCGTAGAAAGATAAGAGAACAAATAAAATGATTAATATCAAGCCTGTTATTTATAAAGAATTGCAAAAGGTTGCAGATAATGTGACCGATACTTATCCTAGCGATTGGGAGACTTTCCCAGTCGTTATTTTTTTGGAAGAACAAAACAAGCCGGGTGATTGGTTTGATGACCAGGAACAAAAATCCTCTATCCGCTACAAGGTGGATATCTTTGATGATACCAGCACTAGTGAGTTAGCTGTTAAAATCAATCAGATTTTTGAGTCTTTAGGTTTGCGAAGAACCGACTGCCAAGATGTACCAGACCCGTCTCATTTGAGACATAAGGTCATGCGTTTTGAAGGTGTCGTTGACTTAGATTCAGAGCTTGTTTTTCAATTTAGAATGGAGAATTAAACATGTTAGCAAATGGAATTACACTTTCTTATGGCGAAACAAAAGATAGCTATACTAAACTTGTTGGATTGAAAGAAGTGCCAGAGTTTGGTATTGAACTCGAAAAAGTAGAAAATACTACTCTTGAAGATAAAGTTAAGAAGTACGAGTTTGGTATTGGGGACGTAGGAGAACTTGAGTACAAGTTCTCTTATAATAATTCAAGCGCAACTGCTCCTTATCGTGTATTGCGTAAGGCAGCGGATGACAAGAAAAAACTCTACTTTGAGCAAACATATCCAGACGGGACTAAGGTTAAATTTGAAGGTCAAGTATCTGTTAAGTTAGGCGGTGGCGGTGTCAATGCCGTTATCGAGTTCACCCTTAAAATTGCGTTGCAGTCAGAGTTGGAATTTACAGACGGTCTTGGAGGTTAATTAAATGGCGTTAAAATACACGACTTGGAAAGTTACTGACGAAAAAGAGTTGAAGCTACGTTTGACATCTCATCAAGCTGCAACTGTGGAAGAAAAAATCGGCATGAACTTGCTGAAGATTTTCATGCCTGAAGCTGGCGAAGAGTTCACTTTGCCACCTTTGAAAGTTATGCTGTTGTTAGTTCACGGCGCCTTGCAGCAGTACGAACATGGCTATTCCCTTGAGGATGTCTATGATTTATACGATGAATACGTGGACAACGGTGGAGACCAAACAACCTTCATGACAGAGGTGTTGATGCCACTCTTTGAAGTATCGGGTTTTACTCCACGAGGAAGCAAGGACAAGAAAACTTCCAAGAAGAAAATGACAGTAGTCAAGTAATCTTAACGGTAACTCAGGTTATTGAGAGACTTTACCCAATGTTTTTGGACATCGGGGGCAAGCCTCTTGATTTTTGGGATTTGACGGTACTTGAAATCAGAGAAATGATTGAAAGCTATAACCGTGTCAAAATCCAAGAGCGTAAAGAAAAGATTATTGACTCGTACATACTTTCGCGAATGATAACTAATCATGTTTCCTTATTACTGTCCAATGACGCTAAGATTGTTGAGCTTTGGGAATATGCGCCTGAGTTGTTTGTAGAAGAACAACAAGCAGTAGAACAGGAACGACAGAGACAAGCGCTTTTGTTGCATAAGGAACGGATGCGTGATTTTGCAGAGAGACACAATCGAAAAAGGAAGGAGGAAGTAAATGGCAACTCTTGATGAATTGAAGGTCATGATTGACGCTGAGATAGCGCCTTTCAGGAAGAAGATGAAAGAAGTCGAGAATCAGGTCAAAGGAACATCTGACCGAGTGAAAAATGCTACTGCCAAAGTTCGTGAACAGTCGAGCTCAATCGGTAGTGCGTTTGGCAAGTTGGCTAAGTTTGCTGGTTTTGCAATCCTTGGTAAGAAATTACTTGATGTTGGGATGTATTCAACTCAGACAGCTCTTGAAGTGTCAGCGTCTATGAACCAAATTAAGCGACAGATGGGTGAGAGTTCGCAATCTTTCTTAAAATGGGTTAACGATAACGCTAATGCCATGAATATGGGTGTGGGCGAGGCTACTAACTATGGTGCAGTCTACTCAAACTTATTTTCTGGATTTATCAAAGATACCAACAAGCTAAGCGCCTATACCGCTAAGATGTTGCAGACATCGGCAGTGGTTGCTGAAGGTTCAGGGCGCACGATTACAGACGTTATGGAGCGGATTCGCTCAGGTTTGCTAGGGAACACCGAAGCAATTGAGGACCTAGGAATCAACGTCAATGTGGCTATGATTGAGTCTACTGAAGCCTTTAAGAAGTTCGCAAACGGACAGAGCTGGCAACAGTTGGATTACCAAACCCAGCAACAAATCCGCCTTATGGCTATTCTGGAACAGGCTACAGCCAAGTATGGGAATACCTTGTCTAATTCTGTAAATGGTCGTATCAGCCTATTTAAGTCGCTGATGAAGGACGCAGCATTGAACCTTGGTAACTCTATGTTACCGATTATCAATGCCATTATGCCTGTCTTGAACTCTTTTGCTATGGTTTTGAAGAACGTTACTGCTAAACTCGCTGAGTTTATCGCTTTGATGTTCAACAAGAAAGCAACAGTGAAAGATGGTGTTGGTGGAGCAGTTGGAGACATGGGTAACGCCATGAAGGATGTTGCAGGCGGAGCAGGAGATCTTGCTGACGCAGTAGACGATGCTGGAGATTCAGCAGGAGGACTTGCTGACAATCTTGGAGACTCCGCCAAAAACGCTAAGAAGGCCGCTAAAGAGTTGCTAGGTCTTTTGGGATTTGATGAGATTAACATCTTGCAAAAACCAAAAGATGACGACGCAGGCGGTTCTGGAGGCGGTGGCAAAGGTGGTAAAGGAAAGGGAGGCGGTGGCGGACCTTTCAAAGACATCTTGCCAGAAGTCGAGTTGACCGACATGGACAACAAATTCAAGAGCATTTTTGATGGTCTTGGAGATAAGCTCAAAGGGTTGTTTGACCTCTTCAAGAAAGGTTTTGATGCAGCATTTAGACCAGAAGGTATAGAACGCATTAAGACTGCCTTAGACCAAATAGCTAAGACAATGGGAGAAATCGCCACTGACCCAAGGGTTGTGAATGCCTTTAACCGAATGGCTGAGAAAATTGCTTATGCTTTAGGGCAAGTGACAGGCTCAATAACCACTATCGGGCTAGGTATCGGTGTTTTCCTTGCCGAAAGTATTGCAAATGGCCTTGGAAGGCAAAAAGAACGCATTACCAGGGCGCTAGTCGCTTTGTTTGATAATGTTGGTAACCTTTCCGAGGCAGTAGGAAACATCGCTCAGGACTTTTCTAGTGCTTTCTACGACGTCATTACCTCAACTGGTGCGGTTCGTATCGGTAGCGCTATTGTGTCAACTCTGTTGAGTTTGACATCTACCATTGTTGAAGTTGGTAATAAATTAGCAGGAAGTTTGTTTAAAGGTTTTGAAAAAGTCGTTGTGACAAGCGCTCCTAAAATTTCATCAGTCTTCCAAAGTTTATTAGATACTGTTGCGCCTGTATTTGAGAGCATTGAAAGGTCTGTTAACAAATTTGGCGATGGCTTAAGTCGTGTTTATGATGAACATGTAGCCCCTGCTATTAACTCTATTGCTAATGCTTTTAATGGGCTAATTGACATTATTCAGATTCTCTGGGAGAATTCCTGGCAACCTTTTGCTGAGTTTTTATCAGGAGTATTCGGTGTTAGTATTGAAGGAATTTCAGATTTATTAGGAGGTGGCCTTTTAGCCACTTTGGGACTATTGGCGGATGCTATTAAGTTAGTGGCAGATGGTTTCACCGTTTTTTCTGACTGGTGTAAAGAAAACAAAGAACCTATCGTAGCTTTGATAACAACTTGGCAAACGATTAATTTCTTATCATGGGCAGAACAAGCTGGAGGACTTGCAGGAGCATTCAGCTTGTTAGGTAGTAAGGTCTCTTTGATTGTTGGAGGGATTAAGAATCTAGGTCTTGCTATTAAAGCATTGACATTTGATAAGTTAGTCAGTTTTGGTGAAACAATCTATTTGAACACCTTATATGCAAAAGATTTTGTGGTCAATTCAGGTAAAACAATTGCACAGCTAGGAAAAACTGCTTTAGAACTTGGTAAATCAGCTCTAGCATGGACTGCTCATGCAGCGAAAATGGGATTAGCAACCGCGGCGGAATTTGCACATTCTGTTGCAGCAGGAGTCGCTACAGCTGCAACATGGGCTTTTAATGCAGCGTTAGCAGTTTTGACAAGTCCAATAACATGGATTATTGCAGCAATCGCAGCTTTGATTGCTATTGGTGTTTTGCTCTATCAAAACTGGGATACTGTTGTTGAGTTTGCTAAAACTGCATGGCAAGGACTATGTGATTTTATCAGTGGTATTTGTCAAGCGATTGGCGAGTTTTTCAGCGGTCTATGGACGAAACTACAAGAAATCTTTGAGCCGATAGGTCAATGGTTTGGCGAGAAATTCCAGCAAGCATGGGACGCCATTGTAAACATATTCTCTGGCATCGGAGAATGGTTCTCTGGTGTATTCCAAGGTGCATGGGACGCTATCGTTAATATCTTCACACCAATCGGCTCATGGTTCGGACAACGTTGGGCAGATGTGACTAGTGCTTTGGCTAATATCGGGGTATGGTTTACGGATATGTTCCAAAAAGCATGGACTGGCTTAACCAACATCTTTAGCAAACTAGGTTCATGGTTTGGCGAGAGATGGGCAGATGTGACTAATGCGTTATCCAGTGTTTCAAACTGGTTTGGTGAGATGTTCACTAATGCTTATAATGCAGTCAAGAACGCGTTTAGTTCAATTGGTGGCTTCTTCAGCGGTGTATGGTCAACGGTTCAAAGCATATTTGTCAATGCTGGACAAAAGGTTGGTAGCGCTGTAGGTGGGGCTTTCAGAAGTGCAGTCAATGGTGTTCTTGGGACTATTGAAAATGTAGTCAATGGCTTCATCGGCATGATCAATGGTGTTATTGGCATGATTAACAAAATACCTGGCGTATCCCTTGGTGGTATTGGATATGTGAGCCTACCTCGTCTTGCCCGTGGTGGTATCGTCGATAGCCCGACAATCGCCATGATTGGTGAAGCTGGTAAAGAAGCGGTCGTACCACTTGAAAATACAGGCTTTATCCAAACCCTTGGGCGAGTTGTCAGCAGTGCGGTAGTAAATGCCATGGCTGGTGTTAGTCCACAAGGTGGATTCTCTGGCGACGGCGACATCGTTATCCAAATCGCAGGCCATGAGTTCGGACGGGTAGCTATCCAAGAAATTAACAAGGAACATGAACGAGCAGGTCAAACCTTGCTCAAGATTTAGGAGGTTAAATGGCACAATTGACAATCAATGGGGTGGCTGTGAAGCCTCCCAAATCTTTTCAAGTCGGTATTCAAGATATCGATGGAGAGACAGGGCGTAATGCCAATGGCGACATGGTGCGTGACCGTATCACGACCAAACGCAAACTAGACTGTGAATGGGGTATGATGACTCAGGGAGAAATAAGTCAGCTTTTACATGCTGTATCATCTAAATTTTTTGAGGTATCTTATCCAGACCCCATGGATGGCCAAGTCACAAAGACTTTCTATGTCGGTGATAGGACAGCTCCTAGCTATACCTTTACTGAGAAGTTTAAACCTTGGTCTGGCGCTAAATTTAATCTGGTAGAGAGGTAAGAAAATGGACGCTTTAACTAGACGACAATTTGACAGAGCCATGTTTGCCAAGGAAAGGACGCTGGCTATTCGTGTTGGTGATTATACTTCACGGGATATCAAAGAGGCTAGTTTTGAGTATGGCTACATCAAGGGCGATACTTATAAGCCTGGTGGAACCTGCGCTGGTAGCGGTAAAATTACCTTTACCAGTATCATTACCACGTTCAATAAGCTGGATACCCTGCACCCTGAGATTGGTCTACTGGTTGGGAATACCTACCAGTGGGTCAAGATGGGGGAATACTTCATCAACGATATTGAGATTGACCGAAACCGCAACACAACCACACTTGAACTTATGGACGGTATGTTTAAGCTCAATCGTGAGTACGTGACGGATTTGCATTTCCCAGCTGAAGTACGAGAGGTTATTCAGGAAATCTGCCTGAAAACAGGCATTGAGTTAGCGAATGACTATTTCGGAATCAGCGCTATGCGTTACCATATCGAGCAAGTTCCTGAAGGTAAGAAACTTTCGTTCAGGGATATGCTGAGCGCTATGACTCAGATGATTGGGATGTCTTGTTTCTTCAACAGAGAAGGCAAGATGGAAATCCGTGATTTGACTGAGTCCAATATCACGATCAACGCTGACAGTTACTTCTTGCATGGCTTGACCAAGAGTGAGATTGAGTATCAGATAGCTGGTATCACTTGTAAGACGGACAAGAAGTCTCTGACAGTCGGTATGAAGACAGGTCGGTCTTTGGAACTGGACAATGTCTTTATGACTCAGAGCGCTTTAAATGACTTGTATTACAAACTGAAAAACCTAACTTACTATCCGTATAATCTCAACTACCAAGGACATTTGTTACTTGAGGTTGGGCAGTGGGTAACCATTCAGACCAACAAGAAAGAGACTTTTAAAGTTCCTGTCTTAAGTCAGAGCTTTATCTTTAAAGGTGGTCTGAGAGGTCGTATCAGTGCAGATAGTAAGGCTGGAAACGATACCCAGTATTCGTACGAGGGAACGATTACCAAGCAGATAAAGCAACAAGATGGCATTGAAGCAAAAATCCAAGCGCAGATTGAAGCAGCAGATAAAGATTTTGACCAAAAGGTCGACAAAATCAAAAAAGACTTTAACGATCAAGTAGAACTTGCCAAAGCCAGAGCTGAAGAAGTCAAGAGAGAACTGTCTGACACTATCAATCAGCGCTTTAATAGCTTTGACAACGGGCCATTGAAAGAAGCTAAGCGCAAGGCTGAGGAAGCTTTGCGAAATGCTGGCGCAAGTAGTTCTCTTGCTCAGGAATCCAAGCGGATTGGGCTGGATTCTGTTGCTAGACTTGAAGCGTTTAAGTCGCAGACTACGAGCGCACAAACGGCTCTGTCGGGTGACTTGGACGCTCTGAAACGGACTATCGCGAATGATATTCGACCGAAGCAAGCACAGGCTGAAGCTGAGATTGCCAAGCAAGTTGAAGCACTTAGCCGGACTAAAAATGAACTGGATGGCGCAAGTACCCTGCTTGCACAGGAAGCTAAGCGGATTGAGCTGGATTCTGTTGCTAGACTTGAAGCGTTTAAGTCGCAGACTACGAGCGCACAAACGGCTCTGTCGGGTGACTTGGACGCTCTGAAACGGACTATCGCGAATGATATTCGACCGAAGCAAGCACAGGCTGAAACTGAGATTGCCAAGCAAGTTGAAGCACTTAGCCGGACTAAAAATGAACTGGCTGGCGTGAAGTCAGCGCAAGCGACGTATGAGGAGACGACGACTCGTAGACTGTCAGAACTGACCAACTTGGCCAATGGTAAAGCCAGCAAGTCAGAACTCACGCAGACAGCTGAGGAGTTGGCTAGTCGGATTGCGAGTGTGCAGGCATCCGGTCGAAATCTATTCTTGAACTCACTATTCAAGCAGGATATTCCAAAAACAGGAATTTGGACAACGAGTACATATACGGCTACTATCGATAGCGAAAGTAAGTATCTTGGACACAAGGCTCTTAAAATTATAGGTTTGAATCCATCTGGCCGTGATGGAGGTAATCCCAAGGTTACTTATCCAGCTCTGGGTCAATTCGGGAAAGTAATTCCCGGAAGTACGACTAATCAAGATGTAACCATTAGTTTTTATGCTAAGGCAAATAAAAATGGAATAATGCTAAGATCTCGATTAGGGAATATCGGATATAAAACTGGAAATGTGACATTGTCGACAGAAATTAAGCGATATGTTGTCCATATTCCAAAAGGTTGGACAAACGAATCCAAGCAGACCACAAATGAATGGTTGTTCAATTTCAACCAGGAAGGAACCATTTGGATTTGGATGCCGAAGTTTGAAATAAGCGATGTAGATACTTCTTATTCAGAAGCTCCTGAAGATATAGAAGGTCAGATTTCAACAGTTGAATCCAACTTTAAACAGCGTGCTGATTCACTCGAAGCTGGTGTAAGCCGTCTGACTGAAGGGCTTAGAACTAAAGTCGATATCAGCGCACTCAACGTGACTGCTGAGAATATTAGGCAATCTGTGAAGAGTCTTGAGACAGACACGCAGAACAAACTAAATCAGAAGTTGAGTCAGGCTGAATTTGAGGTGCGAGCTGGCTCTATTCGTCAAGAAATCCTGAACGTAACCAAGGATAAAGCCAGCAAGTCAGAACTTACGCAGACAGCTGAGGAGCTCTCTAGTAAGATAGCGAGTGTGCAGGTCGGAGGAATCAACCTCTTGCGTAATACTGCGAGTTTGTTGATTGGCGATCGTTCAAAAGGATGTTGGATGAGTGCAAGCGGAGGAAATGGGCGAGCGATTAGCGTAGAAGTTTTGGATCCTCCCAAAAAAATGATAAAAAACATGATTCGTGTTATTGAAAATACGAATGGTGGAAATAAAGATTTAACTCAACTTGTTAGATTGCGAATTGGTGAAAAGTACACGATTTCTTGTTATGCAAGGATTGCTAGCGATAGCCCAAATGCAAACGTGAACTTGCTATTTCGTTCGTGGGCAAATAATACCGATTTAAATCGCAAATTTCAGAAATCCATCTCTCATAAAAATTGGCAAAAATATTCATTTACATTTACTGCTGATGCAATTGAAAATTCAATTCAATTTGGACAATCTGGCGCAGGAATTATCGAAATATGCGCTCCGAAAATCGAATCAGGAACGTTAGCGACTGATTACAGCGAAGCTCTTGAAGATATAGAAGGTCAGATTTCAACAGTTGAATCGACCTTTAAACAGCGTGCTGATTCACTCGAAGCTGGTGTAAGCCGTCTGACTGAAGGCCTTAGAACCAAAGCCGATATCAGCTCACTCAACGTGACTGCTGAGAATATCCGGCAATCTGTGAAGAGCCTTGAGACAGATACGCAGAACAAGCTAAATCAGAAGTTGAGTCAGGCTGAATTTGAGGTGCGAGCTGGCTCTATCCGTCAGGAAATCCTGAACGCAACCAAGGATAAAGCAGATAAGACTCTTGTCGTGGCTGAAGCTGGGAAATTGCGTGAAGAATTTTCAAAAATGAAGGTGGGAGGCCGGAATCTATGGATAAAATCCAAGATGGTTGGAGCTGTAATTGAAAAATTACCTGAAAACCACGTCACAGGTCAAAAAGAATGCTATAGGCTAGAGAACAACTCTACTTTAACGTTCAACATTGAACCAGATTTCAGCTCAAGGTTGTATCAAAAAGTTACTTTTAGCGCTTGGGTCAAGTACGAAAATGTAGTCCAAGGTCGAAATTTTTGGAATGTATTTAATTGCTTCAAACATTATCTTTTTAGAAAAAATAGTGAGACCGGAGTACAGAGTGGTCCAGATTATGCTACGCTTGGTATGTATAAAGGTTCGGCAGATTGGAAATATATTACATTCACTTATGACTACTCTGAAAAAACAAATTTTGATCAATTGAAGACATCATTGCGATTCAATCTTGAAGGTGCTACAAGCGGTACAGCTTGGGTAACAGGAATCAAGGTTGAAATTGGTAGTGTGGCGACGGACTGGAGTCCTGCGCCTGAGGACGCTGATGGTCTTATCACTGAGGCTAAGGCTACCTTTGAGCGGACAGCTCAGGGCTTGCGAACCGACTTATCAGCTATTCAGGAATATGTAAATAAAGACGGTCAGCGACAGGAAGCCCTACAGCGCTATACTCGTGAGGAGAGCACGAGACAAGCGACAGCAGTCCGTGAGCTGGTCAATCGTGATTTCGTTGGTAAGGCTACTTATCAAGAAGATGTTAAGGGTATCAATCAGAGGATTGAAGCTGTTAAAACTAGTGCGAATAAAGACATCGCTAGTCAAATCGCTAGCTATCGTCAATCTGTAGATGGTAAGTTCACGGATATTTCAAGTCAGATAACTACTTATAAGCAAGATGTGGGCGGTCAAATCAGTGGTCTATCAAATAGACTTACAAGCAGTGAGCAAGGAACCACTACTCAGATTTCAAATCTTTCAAATCGGATAAACAGTAATAAGCAAGGCACAGATAATCAGATTTCAAATTTAAAGACTCAGGTCGCTACAAACAAGGATAATGCTGAACGACAAATGGGTAGAATATCTGATCAGGTTTCTGCAAACAAAGCGAATGCTGATAGTCAATTTGTGAATGTGACCAATCAACTAGCGCGAAAAGTAGAGACTACTGATTTCCAGCGTGTTAAGGAAACCAGTAAACTTTACGAGCGGATTTTGGGCAATACTGAAAATGGAATTGCGGATAAGGTTGCTCGCATGGCTCTGACTAATCAACTGTTTCAGGTTGAGGTTGGGAAATATAGTGTAAGCGGCCCTAACCTCATTAAGAATAGTGATTTTAAAAATGGTACGAATGAATGGGGCTCAACTCAAAATTTAGGAAGATTGGTTAAGCATAGCTTTTATCACAACGGGCAGAAAGACCTTATGCGTTTAAGTAATGCAACTAAAAACGAAAACTTTTTGTATAGTCACCGTTTTAATCTTGAACGAAATACTGACTATGTACTGAATTTTAGAGGATTTAACAACAGTGCTCTAGCAAGCTATGATGTTTATATTTTGGGACGAAGAGCAGGCGAGAGCGATGGATTCACAATCGTTAAGAAAGTTGTTAGCAGCAAGAAACTATCTACCTCTAGATGCGAAGATGTCTCAGTAACTTTTAATTCCGGAGAAATGGATAATGCTTACATTCGTTTTGATAACAATGGCTCATCATCAGGAACAGCTGATTTGTATATTACAGAAGTTGACTTGTACAAAGGTTATAAACCTAGAACATGGCAACCACATCCAGAAGATGTGGTCGCAGATGCGAATAAGAAGCTTGAAGCCACGCAAACAAAAATGACTCTACTAACTGGCTCATGGGCAGTTCAAAACATCAACTCGGCTGGAGATATCATCTCTGGAATCAATCTTGGCGCCAATGGACATAACCGCTTTGTTGGGAAATTGACCCACATCACTGGAGAGACCCTGATTGACAGAGCAGTCATCAAGTCTGCCATGGTTGATAAGCTGAAAACGGGCAATTTTGAAGCTGGTTCGGTCACGACTACGATATTAGACGCTGAAGCGGTCACGGCCGAGAAAGTGAGATTTGATGATGCGTTTATTAGAAAAATGACTGCAAATGACGCTTTTATTGACCAACTGACATCTAAACGTATCTTCTCTACTAAGGTTGAGTCCGTCATTTCTAGTTCAACCTTCCTAGAAGCCTATCAAGGCCGAATTGGTGGATTCACACTTGGTCAATTTGACCAGGGTGGCGGTCGCTGGATTTCAGGTGTCAATCAGTTCTCTGTTGGTATGGGGAATGGTGCCGGGCATGGAGTCCGGACAGCCTTCTGGGCGAACTGGGGAAATAATTGGAACTATGCCGGACCTAAAGCATGGAACGTCAATACTGATGGGAAAATGTACTGTAGGAATGAAGTCGGTTTTTATGATCAAGTGGATTTTTCGAATTCATCGAGAGCAAACTTCTATGGGAATACTACTTTTTCTCGTTCTCCTGTGTTTTCAAATGGTATCGAACTTGGAAGTAAAGATGTGCTTGGTGATGGTTGGAATCCCAAAGGCGGAAGGAATGCGGTTGTTTGGTGGAATCAGGTCGGTAGCGGTAGCTTGAAGTATTGGATGGAACAAAAATCAGATAGACGCTTAAAAGAGAACATCACAGATACAGCTGTGAAAGCCTTGGATAAAATCAACAGATTAAGAATGGTTGCATTTGATTTCATCGAAAATAAGAAACATGAGGAGATTGGTCTAATAGCTCAAGAGGCTGAAACCATCGTTCCAAGAATTGTCTCACGAGATCCTGAGAATCCAGATGGCTATCTACATATCGACTATACCGCTTTAGTTCCTTACTTAATCAAGGCTATTCAAGAATTAAATCAAAAAATAGAAAAAATGGAGAAAACAATAGCATGAATAACAACATGTTGACCAATATCGCACTTAAAGCAATTCAGGAGCTTGCTCTTGAAAATAGAAAACGAACACACAGATTGGAGAACTTAGAAAATGAACACAGAACAGCTTAACCAAGCCTTACGAATGACAATTAGTGAAATATCAACAACTTCAACAAATTCGATGATTACAAATAATATCTTGAGTATTCAGTTGGATGAGCAAAGGGAAGAGAATCAAAGACTTCAAGCACGAGTGGATGAGCTGGTAGCTCTGCTTGATGAACAAACTAAACCAGCAGACAAAGGAGAATAGACATGGCAGAAACAAATCAAAACACAGATAACTTGCTAGACCTTACAAAAATCACAGAACCATTTGATCTTGCGAGCGCTTTGCGCTATATGAAAGAAAATGGAGAGTTCATTCGTTGCAAGAATGTAAGCGATGACTTCTATATGTATCGTGATGTTCAAAAACGTCCTGTGATCGTAAATGGCCGTCGCCAACTCAAGGATGTTGAAACCGTTTGGGCGTTCAACCAGTGGGGTGGTACAATCGCAACAATCAACGTCGCCGTTCTGTTGAATCATGAATTCTATATCATGAAATTTGATGCAGAGGGCAATCCTGACTGGACGGATCCAACGGTAAAACCTAAAGAATAGGAGGTGTGTATGCCAATTGAAGAAGCTGAAAAAATCGCTCAAAGTCAGGTAGCTTGGGCGATTTTGTTTATCTTGCTTTTCTTTATTATCATTCGATATCTTATCAAGACTTCGGACAAGCGAGAGAAGAAGATTATGGATTTGCACGAGCAATCAAAGGCCGACTCTAATAGACGAGAAGAGCGTTTGATGACTCACCTAGAAAAGACCACTACAGAATTAACCACAATCACTCACGCGGTCGGAGACATTCAAAAAGAAATGGTTCGCATGAACGACCGCATGGAAGAAATCGAAAAAGGAGAATAACAAATGCAACAAATTACTGAAATCATTACTAATGGAGCAATCAGCATCCTTGTTATTTTGGCTGGTATCGCAGTCAAGGCAGTCAAGGACTACCTGGTTCAAAAAGGTGGAGAAAAGACTATCAAGATTGTTGAAATCTTGGCTAAGAACGCAGTTAATGCCGTTGAGCAAGTAGCTGCTGAAACTGGCTACAAGGGAGATGAAAAACTGGCACAGGCTCGCGCTAAAGTCCGTGCTGAGCTTACAAAATACAATATTAGCATGACTGACAAAGACTTAGACACCTTCGTAGAGTCAGCAGTGAAGCAGATGAATGACGCATGGAAAGGACGATAGGGAATGGATATCGATAGAAACAGACTACGTACAGGCTTGCCACAGGTTGGGGTGCAGCCTTATCGACAAGTACACGCCCACTCAACAGGCAACCGCAACTCAACCGTACAGAATGAAGCGGATTATCACTGGCGGAAAGACCCAGAATTAGGTTTTTTCTCGCACGTTGTTGGGAACGGTCGCATCATGCAGGTAGGACCTGTGAACAACGGAAGTTGGGATGTTGGGGGCGGTTGGAATGCTGAGAGTTACGCAGCGGTTGAACTGATTGAAAGCCATTCAACTAAAGAAGAGTTCATGACGGACTACCGCCTCTATATCGAATTGCTACGCAATCTAGCGGACGAAGCAGGCTTGCCGAAGACTCTTGATACAGACGACTTGGCAGGTATCAAGACGCATGAATACTGTACCAATAACCAACCAAACAACCACTCAGACCATGTGGATCCATATCCATATCTTGCTAAATGGGGCATTAGCCGTGAACAGTTTAAGCAAGACATCGAAAACGGCTTGAGAGCTGCAACAGGCTGGCAGAAAAATGGCACTGGCTACTGGTACGTACACTCAGACGGCTCTTATCCAAAAGATAAGTTTGAGAAAATCAACGGTACCTGGTATTATTTCGATGGCTCAGGCTATATGCTTGCAGACCGCTGGAAGAAGTACACAGACGGCAACTGGTACTGGTTTGACAACTCAGGCGAAATGGCTACAGGCTGGAAGAAAATTGCTGAGAAGTGGTACTATTTCAACGAAGAAGGTGCCATGAAGACAGGCTGGGTCAAGTACAAGGACACTTGGTACTACTTAGACGCTAAAGAAGGCGCCATGGTATCAAACGCCTTTATCCAGTCAGCGGACGGAACAGGCTGGTACTACCTCAAACCAGACGGAACACTGGCAGATAAGCCAGACTTCACAGTAGAGCCAGATGGCTTGATTACAGTTAAATAAATAGAAAGGAAACTTTCTAAATTGTTCTTTCACCGCAGGCTTAGGCTTGCGGTTTTTTTGTTTGCTCTGATTCTTCAAAAAAGCGTTTATATGAAGAATAGGGAGGAGGAATGGCAGGGTATTATTGCCAAAAACGTCATTTTGTTAATAATAGCTCCTTTTTATTTTTTGATTATTGTCAAAAACGGTGTTTTGTCAAAAATAAAAAAATAGTGATTTTTTCATAACTTTTTATCTTCTTTTACGAATAGATAAGTAGGAGGAATAAAAATGAAGATTTTAAATATTGAACTAGCAAATGTAGAGCAGACAGATTTAGGTTTTGAGCATTGGGTAGATGTGACTTATCAGGTTCCGATTTTGAAGAATGAATACACGGTCAAGCTATTATTACTTATGGAATGCAGGATAGAGGACCAAGAGGTTATTGAGTATCTGGTCAGCACTTGGAAGTATCGTGATCTCGTGTTGCATTCGGTAAGGATGTATGAGATAGAAAAGAGTGAGAGTTTTACTATCCTTGATTGAGATGT